TCTTCGTCAAACTCTTTGCGCGCTTCTGGCGACGGATCTGCCAGCAGCTCTTTCATTGCGCCTGGCGGCGGAGCTAACGGCGTGTCGTACATCTTGAGCATGTCCTTGTAGATAGCCTCATGCTCTGGCGTCCACGCCACCGCCGATCGACGTTTAGCTGCGGCGACTTGATCAAGGAACAGCTTGCGTTTGGTTTTGATTGCAGGCGCGCCATCCGAAAACGCGGGGATCACCGCGTTCTGGTTATTGGTGTATTGCAGCTCGTTGTACGCAGCGCCCGTGGCAAGGTACAGCAACGCGTCGGCAAGCTGCACTTGAGCGGCTGCAATCTGCTGTCGCTGGTCGTCGCGGGTAAAGTTGACCGCGCCTTTAATAAATGGGGTGTTTCCCACTACGGTTTCAAAAAAGCCGGGCTTTTCAGCGCTGGGGTTTTCCTTCAGCGCGTTGCCAATCACTTCACCCGCTGACAACATGCGATCGGCGTTGTACGCGGTTTTGAGCTGATCTTCGGTGGCCTTTTGACTGACAGCGCCGGTGACCTGTTTACCGTTAATCATCACCGGGCGTACATCGCTGGGGTTACGTCTGTTGACAGCAAGGTATCCAAGCGGTGTTTCTACAAGGTCAAGCTCCGGATTATTGCGTTTCCACGTTTCTTGATCTCTTTCAAACGCTAGTCGATCCCGGCTTAAATCTGCCTGATCTTGCTGAACGCGAAGTTTTGCTTCTTCGCGCTCGTTCTCCAAAAACTTGGTGTAGCCCAACGCGCGGCGCTGGGCGTTTTTTGTCCACAACGGGTTCCACTTTTGCGGAACGCCGGTCATGTCTAACCCAGCCTGTTGAGCCTGGTTGTAAACTTGCCCCCAACTATCGTCGTCTTCAGCTACGCCTAAAATATCAAACAGCTGGCGCGACTCTTCAATTCGACGCTCGCGTTCAGTCTTAAGCGCGTCAGACTCTGATTTACGAGCGTCGGTTATAGCTTTAGCTAAGTCCGCGCCCGTTTGGCCGAACTCGCCAACCAGTGACTCAAGTGCGTTAGGCTGCTTAAAAAAGTCCGGTGATGAGACGCGGCGACGCAGCGCGTTCTGTTCAGACAGCGCGCGCTCTTGCGCTTGTATCTGCCGTTGCACCAGCGCGTTGCGCTGTTCAGCGTCGCGCAATCCGGCGATTTGATTCGCCACTTCCAGCGGCGATTGGATCTGTACCGGCTGAACGCCTAATGCAATACGCGGATCAATAGCCATGACGAACCTCGCTTAGATTACGCCTTCCGCGCCAACACCCGACGGTGTGCGGCTGCCGCCGGCACCACCCATCGGGTAGATGCGGTTGAGCAGATCGCGTTGCATCAAATAGTTAGCGCCGGTGCCGAGCGCTTGATTGAGCGCGTTGGCCTGACCAACGTAACCCGACGCGCGAGCCGCACCACCTGACGTGACCAAGTTACCGACGTTCGCCGCAGATTCGCCAACGTCTCGCCCGAAGCCAGTTGTTGCTTGTAAGCCGCCGCCGTACAACCCTGCAAGCGCATTGGCGCGCTGCATACGCAAGTCCATCGCGCGGGTAAACGCGTTCTGGTACTCCTGCGACGCCAGCTCCTGACCGTACTGTTGCCCGGCCTTAAGCGCGCCGCCTGAGAACATGCGTCCGCCCGCCGACAATCGGCGGTCGAGATCGCGCATGCCCTCGCGCAAACGAAACCCGTAACCGGGATCCGTCATCAAGTCGGCTTCGGTAAACTGCCGTCCGAGCACACCGTAATCGCCAGCGCCGGTATCCGCGCCAAGGCCGGACATGCGAGCGAGCGCGTTCTGCGCTTCGATGCCCGTTTCGCGGAACGGCCGCGACAGCTCTTCCTGCCTCGCTAGCGCCTCGCGTTGAATATCTGCGGCTTCGCGGGTGGCTTTATCCTGCGCTTTGGCGGCTTTGCTTGCCCCTCTCGCGGACACAGCGCCGCCAATGACGGCGCTACCAATAACAGCGGCTGCGGTACTAATGGCCATTTATGCGACCTCTTTGAAAAACGTGCGTTCCATCGGACGGAACCCCTTGCGGGCGTATAGCTTTTCCATCTGCGGTGCCCGTTCGTCTTCTAACGCAATCATGAACAAGGCGGACACACCTTGCTCATTTGCCCATGCTTCTATTGCATCATACATTGCTTGTCCAGCGCCATGCCCTCGGGCCTCGGGCGCGAGCCACCACCACAGCTCCTGCGCGACAAAGTGCGAGGGGCTGAAGTACATGGGGTAGGCTAAAGCGCCGGCGATGCCGACCGGGCGCCCGTCGACTTCCGTAATCCACATGCCGGCAAGCGGATTCTCGAGCGCCGATTTGTAGAATTGGCTAAAGCCTTCCGGGTCAAACGGAATAACCTGGTGCATGGGGCTCGCGTCATGGAACGCCTGCCCCATCGGCAGATACGCCGGCAGATCCTCAAGCGTAGCGCGGCGGACGATCATGACACCTCGCGCCCGGAAGATCGGATGTTGATGGCCGACGCCGTGCCCGCGATCGTCGAGATGAACCCGCCCGGTGCGAGGGCAGCGCCTACAATCTCAGGGAACGTGTACGTCTCAGACGGCTGTAGCGATTTGGTCTTAACGATCAAGTTTTGGTTGCCAGCGCCATCTAACGCAGTCACAAGGTTGACCGAGATAGTAGCCACAGATGCGCTGTAATTCGTGGCAGTAAACTTGTCGATAATGGTCGTGACGCCATTCGCGGTGTACTGCGTTGTTTGGGTGTTCTCGGCAATCTTTGCCGGAATCAGCACTCTGACATTAACTGCCATAGATCACCTAGGGAATAGTAAATTTGAATCGAACGCGGCCCTTAGACCCCGGCCTGCCGGGATCGCCGCCTTCTACGGGGTCGCCACCGTCGCCGCCAGCGCCGCCGACCAAGTTGCCAACGCCGAGCACAGCCGCGCCGCCAGCTTGCGTAAACGCCGCTCCGCCTGCACCGTTGGTGTTAGTCGTGTTGCCGCCAGAGGCGACGCCTGCCGCACCCTGCTTGCTTCCGTTAATACCAACGCCACCAAAGCCGCCGCCGCCTCCGGTGCAGATCATCTCTGCAAGGGCGTAAGTGCCCGCCGACGCCGACGACACGCCTCCAGAACCGCCTATGGGGTCGCCTGCGGTGCCGTTGTAACCAGCGCCGCCTACCGAGTACGCAATCGTCTTCAATGCATCGCCGCCGCTCAAAACCAGTATGGTCTTGGCGTATCCGCCGCTACCACCGCCACCGCCGGGATTTTCTTGGGGCTCGTAAGCAAACTCACCAAAGATGTTAGTTACGGTTCCAAAGCCACCGCCACCGCCGCCACCCCACACTTCGATGGTGACGCCCGTCGCGCCGGTGGGAATCGTGACTGTCCCTGACCCCTCAGAGAAGTCAAATACGCCGGCACCGGCTCCCCCCGTCGTGCCCGCAATACCCGCAACTAGAGTCGCGCCGCCCATTACGACAAGCCTGCTCCGCTAATGAGCCAAGCGGTGCTGCCAATCTTGACGCAAGTCGCCAAGCCGTTCTGCGCCAAGGTGCGCGTGCCGGTCGTCGTGCTATTCGCCAGTGTCAGCGTGTCGGTCGTAATCGCAATCGAGAGCGGCGACGAGTTGACGTTGACGATAATGATGACCGTACCGACAGGAAACGCGACCGCCGAGTTTGCCGGAATGGTCAGCGTCTTGGACGTGCCGTTCATTAGGATGGACTTGCCGCGATCGGCAAGCACCAACGTGTAGTTGTCGGTCTTAGACACTTGCGGGGCTTCTCGATAGCCCACGGCAAAGTTAGCGCTAACGGTATCGTTGTCCGGTATCAGCGGTGTGCCGGTAAAGGTAGGCGAAGCAATCGGTGCGTAGGTTGCAGCAGCCGTAGCCGCAGTCACCGCGTTGGTGATGCCGTAGCCCGCCAACGTCGTCGGCGTGCCGGTAATGACTGACCACGGCACGGCGCCTGTCGATATGTCATTGACGCCTGCAATATCGTCGTATTCGCCGATTTGCACGTCATTGGAATCAGTCAGTACAAACTTGTACTTGACCCCCTCTGCCAGCCACATGTCTTCGGGCAGGCGACCGCCGCTATCGAGCACAATCGGGTTTGAGTTAGACGACGAGCCGCTGATGGACGTATACGTCACACGCGGCGTGGTGGTGCCCGCGTCGTAGGTGTAAATCTTTCCGCCCGACAGGACGCTGCCGTCGTCGGTGAAAAATTGCGCCCCGGCGCCTGCGAAGGCTGAAAGATAAACGGTCATAAAATCCTCATGCGTCAATCAGCAGACAGTTATTGGGAGCGGCTTGCATAATAACCCAGTTTGTGCCATTGGAGACGAGCGTGGCCCAGTTTCCAGCCACGTTCAGCAATATGCTGTTTTGGGCCGCCCCGCCGCCGAGCGGAATGACGTTGCTGGAGGCCGAGTTCAGCAGTTGAGCCTGCCAGTTCTGAAAGGTTATGGTTCTGCCAGAGTGGCTTGCCGCAGAAGGCAGCGTCACCACGCAAGTTGACCCAGACTTGTTATTGACCAGCCACGTTTCGCCATTAGCAACGGTAAAGTCTGCCGTCTTAACGTAAGGCGGCGAGGTGACGATTTCGCCCGTTGCCTCTTCGTAAGTAGGCCGGACAAACAAAATGCCGTTGCTTGCGGCATTAACAACCGCCGCCATAAACACAATCGGGTTGGGCGGGTCAGGCCGTGTTTTAGTCAGGCCGCCCGTGACAGCCGGGTTGTAATACAGCACCGTGCCGTCTACCCAACCGCCATCGCTTAGACCGCGAGTATCTACGCCCTTGATTTCGCCAAACCAAGTAACGTAGCCCCATGCGTTGTTTGCAATGTTTTGGGTGGCAACGCCCATGATGTACTCGGCTTGCGCGGCCAACAAGCCAGTGGCAGGAGCAGCCAGCAAACCACCCGACGCGCCTACCGCGCCGGTGAACATTACTACTTGGCCCTTGGTAATCGCAGACGATGCCTTGACTCGATAGAACGTCTCTTCGCCAACGTCTTGCACGATGGCGCCAGAGTCTTCCATCACAATCGCTAACGTCTTGGAGCGATCCTCGTTATCCCAATACACCGTTCCCGGTGTAATGGACGGATACGGGCCGGGGTTACGCGCAAACGTTGTCCACGGCAGGTTGGCCTGTTCTAAGGCCGCAAACGTACCGAGTTGCGGTTGGGGCAGCGTGTCTACGGCGTCAGAGATAACTTGGGTCTGCGACTCAAAGTTAGGCTGCGGAACCGGCGCTAACGCCAAGTCCACAGTCGATATGTCGCTCGTACCCGCGCCTGTGATGTTGAACAGATTGTAGAGAAACCGATACCACTCGCGATTGACGAGTCCAGTATTGGCATCCACAAACGGCACGCGGGGTGCCGGTATCTGTGTAATCTTGTCAGGCATTGGTGCCGGTGATTTGTAGCTCGGCACCCATGATGGCGACCTTGACCGGATCAGTGCCGCTGATTTCGTACACGCGGTCGCGCAGTTTGGTCGTCATGCCAAGACGACGGAAGATGGCGCGAGTGCCGTACTGGCCGATGCGACCCATCGACGTCGTGCGCTCGCCGTTCCAAGTGTGACCGCCGTCGTCTGACCAGCGCAGCATCAGTTGCGGATCAGCGCCCACGGTATAGTTCACATCAAGCTCAATGTCTTGGCTCAACTCGGTCTGCAAGATTTGCAGCAACTCGCTGGCCAAAAACTGCTGGTCGTTTAGCGCATAGCCTGACAAGCCAACACCCGTCTCGCAGTCGATCTGCAGCGCGTGATGCGCTGTACGCGTCAGGTTGTTAGCGCCGGTGGGCAACGCGCGCCAGGTGCGCAGCCACTTCTGCGTGACGCCGGCGTCGGCGTAAACGTCGAGGCTGAACGCGTACAGGCGTCCGTTCTCGTAGTCACCGATGATCGGTTGGCCGTCAAACCGAGCGTGGTTGTTGCCGCGATGGCGTTTGAAGTCGCCGTTACGGAAACCG